AAATTAGTTTTTGGTTGCCGTCTGCGCGACTGGCAATATATCTTTATGGAAGTGGATCATTTGGTCGAAAGTTCTAGGATGATCCGCCTCTTGGTGTAAGAAACCATAAAGCATTTGCATTTCGGCAGAAGTTGGTACGTAATCGAAAAGTCCAGTGGCGTTGTAGTACTGGTTGGCGGCAAGACACGCCTCGTCGAGGTCAGATTGCTGTTGAATCATTTCGAGACCGCCTCGCAATGAGATGATGGTTTCCCGATACTGATGGTAATCCTTGTAATCTTTGGACAAATATTTGGCCACACGACGTAGGGCGTCGGGTACAACCGCTTGTGATAAAATAAATTTACCGGCGAATTCAATGACCGGTGGTTCTTCGTTCTTCAATTGGAGACCATGGTCGGACAACCATTTTGAGGCGAAATCAAAGGTGATGCCGGCACCGATGAGAGCAGAGTCATCACCGGTGAAAGTGGTAACGGCGAGATGGTCCCACTTATACATGATGGCGATGTTACACATGTTATAAAAGGTGTTCCTTAACCAAGTTTCGAAAGTGCCGGAGTGAAATTTGAGCTCACCGATCAATTTGCAAAACGACGCAAACATGGTCCATCGGTCGCTGTGGTCCCGGTAGCGAAAGACAAGATCTAGAGGCATCCCGACGCAGATGTAAATCACGGACATAAGCATGTAAGCCATCATCCCTTGGGTACTGTCATATTCTGAGAAGTCGCCAGCTTTTCGGTCCAAAATCAGATTCGGGTGTTCATCTTTGAATGCGCATAATAAGTTGCCGACTTTCTCAGAAAATTCGCAATCGGTTAAGTTACACATCATAACTACGTTGTCTTTAAGTAGTCCGGGTAACAAATGTGTGATCATACGACCGAAGGCCGCATAGAGCAAATTGACTTGTTTGTTGTATGCACTGACACCTTGCGATACTTTAACAAAATCATATGATTTTGTTTGCATCTTGGCTTTAACTTGTTTCTTCGGGAAGAACGATACCCAAAAATCTTTCGTGCTTTCAAGTAGCTTGTCGTATTCATCTCTCGGCATACATTTCTGGTCGACGGATCGGAATGCTTCAGTTAAGTGATATTCAAACAGTCCTGGTGTTAAGGCTTGTTTGCGTAATGCGCACAAAAAGGTGATCGTTGTGGGTTTGATGAGACTTACGACACCGTTAGTGAATGGATCTTGGTCCGGTATGCTGACATTGTTTTGCCGGATAGTCGGTGTGGCGAATTTATCAACGAATGCATCTAGCATTGTGGCAACATCAGTCATTGTTAACTGCTCGGTGGATCTCATTGTGTCTTTGGC